TCTGCGTGAAGGAAGATACTTCCGCATATCTTCATTCACTTGAGCCTGCTGATGAACCCCAGTCTTAAATTTTAGCAATCTTCTTTAAACGAGCTTTCACGACTTCAAGCATTACCTCTGCTTGTTCGACTGAAAGCTCGTTTTCCTTTAGAACGGCATAAATATCATCACAAACGGTCTTGAACTTCTCGCCGCCAAGTTCCTCTGCGATATACTCAACCGGTGCCGGGGTGATGCCCTGCATCAGCCTGTCCATCGTTGCATATTCTCTGTACGTCATGGCTCTTACCTCCTTTGAAATGTAACTTGTAAGGTTACTTAATGGCCAAAAAATACGGCCTGCGGATTGTCGATACTCAAAAGTTCCACAATCTTTGAGGCTTCATCTGTACCAAAAACACGTTTCTTGAGCTTGCGTGTTAAGGTCTGCTCCGAAATTCCAAGTTCCTGAGCCAACATTTTTTGAGTGTAGCCTGCTTTGACCATGTACGACTTGAGCAAATTGACGTTTACCACACTTTTCACCTCCAAACGACCCCAGTGTAACTTGTGAGGTCACAAGTATAATAGCATCATATTTGTAACCTGTCAAGTTATTTTTGATAATTGAATTAAAAATATTGTAAACTGATGGTTTATCTGCTATACTATAGACATCAAAGGAGGTGCTCACGGTGACTGTAGGCGATCGCATTCGACAGGTACGTCAAGAGCAAGATGTAACCCAACAGGAGCTTGCCGATTACATCGGCGTATCAAAGCAGGCTGTATATAAGTATGAAAATAATATTGTAACCAATATACCGACAGACAAGGTTGACGCTATTGCCAAACGGCTGAAAGTATCTCCCGCCTACCTGATGGGCTGGGAAGAACAGCCGGAGCCCAAGAAGCCCACCATCCCCCCGGGCTTTGAGCCGATGCCAAAGATGGACTGGGTGCCGCTGGTAGGCCGGATCGCCTGCGGGACGCCCATCACGGCGGAAGAAAATGTAGAGCAGATGGTTTGTGTACCTTCTCGCTGGCACTCAACCTTTACGCTGACCTGCAAGGG